TTAGTTTGTAATTGTGATGTAAGCTATAACCCTGTGACGTCAAGGACAGCACAATGATCTCTGAACCTAAATGGAAATCGCTTTTAGCTAATACTGTAGGACCTTTGTTTACGCCGCAGCAATGTCAGGACATTATTAACATGGGTCATCAACAACCACCTGAAAAAGCAAGGGTGGGAGCTAGTGATAAAAAAAGTAAATATGATACTAAAATGAGAACCACCACCATCAGCTGGATTCCTTTTAAAGCAATGCCGGACATGTATAGAACTATTGAACGCAGTATGCTTCAAGCGAATGGAAATCATTTTGGTTATGAGGGCATGACTATTACCGAGCCTGCACAATTTACCGAATATCCTAAAGGAGGGTTTTATGACTGGCACATGGATGCTGAAGTGAATTGTAGGTTTGAACCTCCGATAAGAAAAATATCAATGACTGTTTTACTTTCTCATCCCTCTGAGTTTGAAGGAGGGGATCTAGAATTTATGACCGAGGGTAATAAACCTCCCCAACTTTTGCAAGGGCAAGCCATTTTCTTTTGTAGTCTCCTTCGTCACCGTGTGGCTAAAGTAAAGAAAGGTGTAAGACGATCTTTAGTAATGTGGTTTGGAGGACCTCCCTTCAAATGATACGTGAACTTTTATTTCCTACTCCCATTTATACGAAAATGGTTAAGGATCCTAAAAAATTAAATAAGTATTTATTTCCTCTCATTAAAGCCTGGAGTAAAACCGATAAAGGTGAAGAGAAAACCAATTCCGGCGGTGGCTGGCACAGTCCCACCGACATGAATTTTAAAGAAGAATATAAACCTTTGACCGATGAGCTCTTTATAATGCAAGAAGAAATTTATAAGGATTATGGGATGGCATCTAAGGCAGCCTTAGGGAATATGTGGGCAAACATTAACAATCCTGGAGCCTATAACAAACAGCATATTCATCCTAACTCTCAATGGTCGGGTGTTTATTATGTGAAGGTTCCCAAAAATTCAGGACGATTGTTTGTTGAAGATCCCAGACCAGGACCTAATATTGTAATGCCTCGACGTCTAGACGGACTACCTAAAGCTTTATGGCGCATGGTCGCCTATCCTGCAATCGAAGGACAGATAATTATGTTTCCGGCATGGCTACCTCATGGGGTGGAAATTAATAAATCTAAAGAGAAAGGAGAAAAGGGATCGCGTGTGTCTGTTTCTTTTAATTTTATTCAACTCACGGACGATGGAAAAATAACATGAGTTTTAAAACAAAAAAATATTACGTCATCCGAAACGCATTAGATAAAAAAATGGCTAACTTTATTTTTAATTACATGATGCTTCAGCGGGATGCTGTACAAGAAATGCTTAAAGACAATAGAACAAGTGTGCAAAATCCTTTTATTGGTAAACTAGGTGATAAGCAAATACCCGGAACCTATTCTAAATATGCCGATTGGGTTATGGAAACTTTACTCATGTATATGATTCCTATTATGAAAGCTAAAACAGGATTAGATTTGATTCCAACCTATTCTTACACACGGCTTTATAAAAAGGGAGATATATTACATCGACATAAGGATCGCCCTAGCTGTGAAGTTTCTACCACCTTACATTTAGGGGGAAACGAATGGCCTATTTTTATAGATCCCACAGGAGAAGATAATATTTTATCCGGAAGTGAGACGACGACCGTTGTAAAACCTGGAGCCCCTAAAGGAATTCAAGTTGATTTAAAAATAGGAGACATGCTAATCTATGCGGGTTGTGATCTAGAACACTGGCGTGAACCTTTTCAAGGCACGGTTTGCTCACAAGTCTTTTTACATTATAATCATGCCAACGGTCCTTTTGCTAAGACTAATATCTTCGATAAAAGAAAAATGCTGGGCCTTCCTCCTTCTGAGTAATGGCTCTGGTTCGTGTAACCTTAGGCGGTAAACGTCTGGGATATGTCAGGAATAATAAAGCAGGATCCACGACCATCATTAATTATCTAGGTCAACTTCTTTGGAATGAAAAACCTACGACTTATAGCGGGACCAACATTAAAAATTATTGCGGTGACGATTCCTATATTGGACGTGAGAAAGGTTTTGAATCCTATCATAAAGAACTTAAAGAATGTGAAATAAGAATTGCTGTTTATCGGGATCCCATTGATAAAATTATTAGTGGTTTTTATTATTGCCAAGAATTTAAACCTTATCTTAATAACTTAGATGGATTTTTGGATAACTATAATGAATACTTAAAAAAAGACAATTACATTAGAGTTCATTGCCGCACGAACACCGATATGTTAGGTCCTGATCCTAGTATCTATACCCATGTTTGGAATATGAAAGAGATTGATACGAAGCTTCTTCCGTTCCTGGAACAATTAGGAGGAGGAAAGATACAGAAAACAAGGCTCAGGGAACATCGACCACCGACCATTACTAAAGAACAAGAAGCAAAAGCTCGAGAAGTCATGGCTGTTGACTATCAAAACGGCTGGTGTAAAGAGTTGATCTCCACAAAAATATAGTATATTTGTATCATAAACGGAATTTTGTATGCTACAAAAGATAGGATTTTTACCCGGTTTCAATAAACAAGTCACGCCAACCACAGCTGAAGGGCAGTGGATTGCAGGTGATAACGTTCGCTTTAGGTATTCTACACCTGAGAAAATAGGAGGGTGGGCTCAGTTAGGAGAAGATTATCTAACAGGAGCGGTACGATCTCTTCACCATTTCGTAAGTAGTGCAGCCATTAAGTATGCAGCTATTGGAACTAATCGAATTTTATATGTTTATACTGGTGGTATCTTCTATGATATTCACCCTATTAAAACCACAAGTACTTTATCTAATGCTTTCTCCACTACGAATGGATCAAAGTCAGTTAAAATTACTTTAAGCTCTACGGTTGGATACAATGCAGGGGATATTATTCTTCTAGATAATTTTTCAGCTATTACGAATTCAGATTATGATGCCGATGATTTTAACGATATGAAATTTATGATCACAAGTATCGTAAGTTCAACTCAGATTGAAATTACAATGGCTACCGCGGAGACCGGATCAGGAGCCACGACTTCTGGGGGTATTAGACTTCAACATTATTATCCTGTAGGACCGGCACAACAACTTGGTGGTTTAGGTTGGGGAATTGGTCAATACAGTGGTACAGTTTCAGGAGAAGTAACAACAACTTTAAATGGAGCTTTAGGAGATAATGCATATGGAACTGGAGGATCAGGAACTTCAATTACTTTAGCGGATGCTTCTGCTTTTCCATCATCAGGAACATCTTATATTCAAGTAGGCACAGAAGAAATTTCTTATACAGGAGTTTCAGGAAATAATTTAACCGGTATTACCAGAGCCGTGAGAAACACTACTCGTGCAGCTCACTCAGATGGAGCAACTGTAACCAATACGACTGACTATGTTGGTTGGGGTTCAGCCGCTTCTGGAGACTATGTGATTGCGCCAGGAATGTGGACACTCGACAACTATGGTTCTAAATTAATTGCTTTAATTACCGATGCAGAATGTTTTGAATGGGATGCAGATGCTACAAACGCTACCTCAACACGGGCTACGATTATCTCAGGAGCACCCACAGCTTCAAGAGATGTATTAGTTTCTACTCCCGATCGTCACTTAGTATTTTTTGGAACAGAAACTACAATTGGTACCGCGAGTACTCAAGATAACATGTTTATTCGATTCTCTTCTCAAGAGGATTTAAATACTTATACACCAACGGCCACGAACACCGCAGGTACACAAAGACTTGCAGATGGTTCTAAAATTATGGGAGCCTTAAGAGGTCGTGATGCGATTTATATTTGGACAGATACTGCACTCTTTACCATGCGTTTTGTAGGTGCACCGTTCACCTTTGCTTTTGAACAAGTGGGAACCAACTGTGGATTGATTGGTAAAAATGCCTGCGTGGAAGTTGATGGTGCGGGCTATTGGATGTCCGAGAATGGTTTCTTTAGATACACTGGTAAATTAGAATCCATGGACTGTTTGGTAGAAGACTATGTTTATGACAGTATTAATACAACCTCAAACCAACTCATCAACGCAGGACTAAATAATCTATTTGGAGAGATCATGTGGTTCTACTGTAGTAGTGGATCCAATGTGGTGGATCGAATGGTTTGTTATAACTATATTGATTCCTCTGCTCAACGTGGAATCTGGACGACTGGAAGTTTAAATAGAACCGCATGGGAAGATTCGGCTATCTTTGGTAGACCTCATGCTACTTTATATAACATTGATGGAACACAAGCTTCCACTTCAGGAACTTATGTGGTAGGTAATACAGAAGGCGTTTCAACTTATTTTGAACATGAAACAGGGAACAATGAAGTATCTGGTGGAAGTATCACTGCGATTACTTCTAATATTGAATCAGGAGATTTTGATATTACTCAAGATCAAAAACAAGGCGTAACGTTTAGAGGAGATGGTGAATACTTCATGTCAATTAGAAGATTCATTCCAGATTTTTTAACACAAACAGGAACCACAAGAGTGACTTTATATTTAAGAGATTATCCCAATGCTTCTCAAGTGAGTTCCACACTGGGTCCTTTTGATATTACATCAAGTACATTGAAACAAGATACAAGAGCTCGTGCAAGATCAGTTGCAATCAAAGTAGAGAACACGGGTAAGAATGAAGATTGGAAACTAGGAACTTTTAGGTTAGATCTACAAGCTGGAGGAAGAAGGTAATGCCTTTTCAATCAGAGAAACAAAGACGATATTTATGGGCCAACGAGCCAGAGATTGCTCGTGACTGGACCGATACCTATGGCAGTGGAATTGCTAAGGCTTTGGGTGGAAGAATAAAAAAATATTACGAAATGCAGGGAGGAGTTAAAAACTATTTGGGTAAACAAAAAATGGTTAAAGCTCCTGTGAAATGGTAATCCGGTCCCGATAAACCATCAACAGAATTAGCTTACATTACAGAAGCAGAAAAAGATTTAATATTAAAAGCAGATATACATGGTGGATTAGAACGTGGTCCTAACATG